CGAAGCCTCGTTAAACACTTGTACTTTATGTGTGGCGTTGTGCGTTATGGTTATCGTGTAGCCCGTTTCGGGTTCTACGTAACCGAAAGCTATACCGCCGTTGCAATAGGCTACTTGTATGCCTGAATCGAAACAAGGTGTACAAACGCTCATAGGTATCGTTTTAAAATTGCGTTTACAAAGTAACGAAAACAATCTAAATAATCTGCGCGCTCGGTTAGGTTTTTACGATTGCTCTTTATGATTTGCCCCTCGGCATTGCATTGTACTTGCTTCGCATCGAATACAAAACCCTTACACTTTTTGCTATTTACTTTAATATCTAACTTCTTTAGCGCCGTGTTGCAATCGATACGGCTGTTAACGTGGCGCGGGTTCGCTGGTATTATTATTTGGTTATCAGCTAACTTGAGGCGGCGTTTAATCTGAATGTATGCGCTTGAGTTATCGCGTTCCTGTATCGTGCCGCCTTTACCCATCGCGTCGCCCGTAATCCTAATTAAACCCGTCGGTATGTTTAAAGCGTCGACCGCATCACAGAAAGCATCTATCGAGCCGCGCTCTATCTTTATTTCGTCAACTACCCGAGCCGCGCTGCCAACGTTTTGAATAACCAAAGCACAAAGCGGGTTAATATTGAAATCGACGCTTATAAAGGTCGGTAGGTGTGGGTTATGGTTAGCACTATCGTCGATATGCTTATCGTCGCTCCAAGCGTACAAGAAAGGGTTAGCAACGTCATCTAATACGTCCCAGTCGCCCTCAACGAAACGAGCGTATTGAATAGGCGGTAATTCCTTTAGCGCCTCGAGGTATTCGGGTGCGATGTGTGGGTTATCTGTTATTCGGCTCGGTATGTACGCCCACCGTTCGGGTAGGGTGTTTTCTCGGTAACGGTTGTATATAATCGACTTAACCCAATTTTGCGCGGGGTTGCACGTTGCGAGGCAAACGATAGGCGGCTTACCGTGTGCTTTGTTCCAACTACCTATACGCTCCTGAACTTTATAAAAGGTTACTTCTTGCAGTTCGTTTACTTCGTCCAATCCCGCGCCGTTAATCTCTAAACCCCTAAAGCGGTTAAGGTCTTTATCATCATCAAATGATTCAGCCATGAAGATTAACTCCGAACCGTTCGTAAACGTTATTACGTTCGTTTCCCTATTCCAGTTCTTAACGTAATTACTTACGCCGTCCATCATTATAGAGGCGAAACTCGGGAACGTGGTGCGTTTAAGGTCGGGTAGGCTTTTACGAATAACCGCCCACCTTGAGCGCGGGTAAGTTAAGCAAAGCGATGTTAGGGTTAATAATAGCCAATAGGTCTTACCGCCACGTATCGCGCCTCCGAAAACAATAACGCGCTTATCCCCATAGAACGCCTGTCTATACGCTACGGTTTGCGTTTCGGTTAATTTAAACCTCATTCATTCGGTTGGCTCGGTTCGGTTAATACAATAACGAGCGGCTCGGTTGTAGTGATGTTATTATCGATGCTTTGCTTTGGCTTACCGTATGCGCGGTCTAAAAGCAATTCAGCGGCGCGTACATCGCCCTTCGCCGCCTTTGCTCGTATCGATTTAAGTATTGCCTCGGCGGCGCTTATGCCGTCCTTTTCCTCGCCTAATACATCGGCAAGCAATACGTGAAGTTCGGGCAATTTTTTAGGGCGACCTTTAGGGTTTCCAGTTTGCCCTTTCTTAAACTTGTGAGGCTCTATGTTCTCAGGCTTTGGCATCGCTGTTTTGTCGTTGTTTATTTTGAAAAACTTTCCAATTTACTAAATGGTGTATTCGGTTAAATCTTATAACAGTCTTTGCGTATTGTGGCCATACGGCTTCTAACATTTTTGCCTTTAACAATTTCTTTTTAGGGTCGTTTCCTTTATATAAATCATCTTGATTTCCACCTTTTTGTTTTTGTGCTGTTGATACTTTATCCGCTAAGTAATATACACAACTTGCTGTTGTACCACCATTATGTAATACTTGTAGACATAAGTCAACGTCCTCATTGTATTTTAATCTCCATCTATAAGGTAAACTATTCTTAATTAGAATTGCTGAATAAATATGACAATTATGTTTAAATGCTTTTTTGGGTATTCTAACGCTAAAATTAGGCTCTTCAAATCCCAATAAATCAATATTTGTTTTATTTGAATATTGCTCTAAAAACTTAAGGGCTGGTTTCATATCATTTATGTATCGCCTTTTTCCGTCTATCCATTTCATCCAACCTTGAATATTGTCATCAAACAAAAAATGATATTTATAACCGTTAGACTTTGCGTGTTCCCAACAATAATTTCGAGCTGGGTAGCTCCCAAGACCTAAATTTGAAAACGGCAGTTTTAATACTTTATCATTTCCAAGTTTATTGCAATAATGTTCATACTCTTGTGGCTCTACTGCAATTAAATATTTAACGCCAGCATTATCAAATAAATCTGCTGTTAATGTTTTATCATATCGGCCTTTACTTATAATATAGACCGGGTACTTAAGTTGACTTGCCATGCCATATTACGTTTTTCAAACTTTACACTTAAACTATTTAAATATGATTCAGCTTCTTGTTCTCCATCAAAAATAAAAACAACTCTTTGTAATCCTGCTGAAACACCAATTGGGTCAAATTCCTCTGTTAAATCTAATTCATTTTCGTCTATATTATTTGCATCAACTCCATCTGACCAATTAACAACGTCCAAACCCCAATCAGTTAATTGCTCCGTATCCCATTCGCTCGTTAACGCGCTCCAATCCCATTCGCCGCCGCTTACGTTATCCTTAATTATAAACTCGCGCTGTTGTGCTTCTGTTAGTTCGCCCGCAACGATTATAGGCACTTGTTTAAGCCCAGCTTCGCGGCACGCTTTCAGGCGCATATTACCGCCTAAAACTACCATATCGTTATTTACTACGATAGGTCGTATGTTAAGCATTTCGGGAAACGCTTTAATCGAAGTAACAAGCCGCTCAAATTTATCGTCGCGTATCGTTCGCGGGTTGTTCGGGTTTTGCTTAACCTCGGATATTTTAACTATCGTTGTTTTCATTTTTGGTAATCGCTAAATTTTTTGTTTCCCATCTTTTTTATGAAATGAGCAATGTTATTTCGATACAAACCTACTTTTTTATTCGGGTGTATTGCTGCGAGTTTGTCGTCGGGTTCAATATCATTATAGCCTAATGCTATCATTTCATCGTAATTTGGAAATACGTCGCTATGCCTATCGTTTTCCTTATCTATTAAGTTGTCCTGTTTACCGCCAAACGAATATATCAATATAAAATTTGTTGGTATTGAACCCGAAAGTTCTTGTTTAAATAGTGAAACCTCTTTAGTATACGAATAAAAGTTAACGTTTTGGTTTTGTTTTGCTATTTCAATCCATGCTTTCGCATATTCTTTACTAAAAAAATCGCCAGCGTCGTGTATCCGTATATACTTGTTTTTGTATTTAGTTTTAGATATTTCAGCGTTCATTAATATTTTGAACCCTTCTAAATCCTTTAATACAAGTTCTAATTTATCTGTATGCGCTTTCAAAACGTTTTTGAATTTATACGTTCCGTTCTTTGCATAGCAGAACGCAGCGCAAGCCCCGGCGTTTGGACATGTATTAAACTTACTCCCATCGCTTAACGTAACCCAATGAGCTGGCAAAGTCCAGCCGTATATGCCTGACTTTTTTAAGTCGCTATTTTGGGTTAGTAAATTCATTTTCTGTTACGTGCTTTGCGCCATTTTTCAGCCTCTGAGTATGCTATTGCCGCCGCTTGTTCGGAGCTGTAACCTTCCTCAATTAATTTTCGAATGTTCATGCTTATGATAGCTTGTGAATCTCCTTGAAATAGTGGCATAATACAAATTTACAAATTATAAGTATCTATTCGTTTTTTTACCATTTCGATAAATCGCTCCATCATGGCAGCATAGAAGCCGTTAAAATCCTTATGCCCTTCGGGCGCTTGTTCGAATAGAACGTAAAGCGTAGCACGTAACCGCTGGCTCGGTGTTTTACTTCCAAGTTCTGCGGCATCGAGTTTAAGGTTATTTAAAAGCTGTTCGTCGTTATAATTGAACTGTTCGCCCTTAAATGCCATAACACCTACGCCGCCCATCCATTGGCTAAATAGCGCGCTCGTTTGTTCGGGCGTTAGTTCCTGAGTTCCGATTGTTACCTTAATCGTTTTATCGCGGCGCGTGGCTACCGATTCAATCGCGCAGGGTATGGTTAAAAGTTTAGCATCCATACTCAGGCTCTCGCTTAGTTGCTTTGTATTCAAGTTTTAGCGTTTCGAGGTAATCGCGCACCATCGCTGTAATTTTTTCGCGGCTCGTTTGCGGTACTCGAAAGCACAGAGTAGCGGTTGGTTCGCCATACTTTGGCAACCTACCAGCACCTTCACGGCGACCGCCTCGGTTATCTTTTGCCTTTGCTTCGGACTTCATGCCACAAATATAAGTATTATTTGATTACGTTTTGCAAATTTACCCCGTGTTTTTTAAGTAGTTTCAACCAATCGAGGCAACGGTTTAAATACATTCGGTAGGCTATCGTGGTGCGTGGTGCGCTCATTAGTTGCGCTGCATAGCTGCGATGTGTTTTAATCGTGTCGGTGTAATATACCGCGCCCTCTTTAAATTCTCTTTGCTCGGGTTCGTGGTTAGTCATGTAATCGATTATGCGTTCTTCGGTGGTCATTTAAAAGAGCAATTCATTATTGTTACTATCAAATTTTAATTCTTCACCTGTTATTGGGTCTGTAAATTTTGGCTTTAATTCAGTATTTTTATTATTAACAGGTGGCAATGTACGTACTTGTTTCATCCAATTAATTTGGTTTAAAATTTCTTGCTCTTCAAATGGCTCTTCTTCGTGTGTTATAAAATGTCGTATATAAGGTTTACTACCTTTTTTATAAGTTATATCTAAATGCCTTTTAATTTCCAGTATTTCTATGGCTTGTTTTCGGGTATCGTTTTTTTTGCGCAAACGATTAAAAATCGAATCAATTATTTTTTTCATCTTTTTATTATTTAAAACGGTTCTTTATCAAATTCATTGTTAGGCGCGATTGCGCTTATTACTTTCTCGGTTTCGGGCATCGGTAAAAATGAGCTGCCAATATTACCGCCCAAATCGCTAAACGCTGTTATCGTGTTGTTATGCTGAAAGCGTACCTCACCCGTCGCGCCTTGCCTATGCTTTTCGAATAAGTAGAAAACGTGTTTATCGGTTTGCTCCCCGTCGACCTCATCAATGCCGTAATACTTAGGGCGGTAAATAAATATTACCGTGTCGGCATCCTGTTCGATTGAGCCGCTTTCGCGTAGGTCGGATAGGATAGGGCGTTTATCGCTTCGCTGCTCTACTTGCCTACTTAACTGCGCAAGGGCTATAATCGGTATGTTTAGTTCCTTTTGCGCGGCTTTTAACGTTCGGCTAATCTCGGCTACTTCCATTTCACGGTTACCACCTTTAAAGCCCTCTATCGTCATTAATTGTAGATAGTCGATTATCGCCCACTTACAACGCCCTTTACGCGCTTCGCGTCGCATTATGCGTATTGCTTCATGTACACCGCATCGCGGCTTATCGTAGATTAAAATCGGTAGCTTTTCGATTTGCCCGATTGACTGTTCGAAGGTATGTAACTCGGGTTGGTTTAGGTTTCCATCGCGAAGGCGTGCGGCGTTTACTTGCTCGTTACTATGCTGCAATATTAGGCGCTGGCATAGTTGGCTGTTATTCATTTCGAGGTTAAAGT